AGAACGCCCAGCCAAGGATTGCGCTGGGAAACCGTTTTGGCAACAGGGCCATAAAGGAGGACGGGGTTGTTCGCGAGAACCTGAGTGACTGCACTACAAATAGCATCGGCCATAAGATTGAAGCTGACGTGCTTTAGACGGGTCTAAGGAAAGAGAGATTTTTGTTTCTGCGGCTATTTCGCGTCAGACCGGATGCGATGTAACCGTGGCGCATATCGCCGTGAAGATTGGTTTTCTGTCGCTTTCCTTGGTGGGTAGTGCCAAGTCTTTCCGCGTTGCCGCAGGCCCGTTGTGGTTAGGAGAGCACCACCGTTTGCGGGTTGCCCCGCGTCCTGAGCGGACAATGCGCCCAAAAATAGTGCTTGACTATTGTTGCGGACAATAAAGAGTAATCGCGTGCAAGAAAAACCAATGGAACCTATCGAGTGTTTTCCGCTGCCGTCGGCGGGTTGCGATGCGTTCTTTGGTTTCGGTCGCACGTTTTGGATGAAATGCGAAAAGCGCGGACTGATTAAGTTGCGCCGCCTACAATTCCCGAACGCCAAGAAAGCAGTTAGTGTTTGCGTTCCTTACGCCGATGCCAAGGCTATGCTTGAACAGCATGGCTTCATTCCCGGCGGACACCGAGATAAGGGTTACATTCCGAAACCGTCGCAAATAACTGCGCGCTACGCCTAATTTCCTATGTCCAAAACCAAACCTGACATCTTAATTGTTATCACAGATGCCGCGAAAGACCAAGCGGCTATCTTCCCGCTTACTGACGTGACCGGATTTGACCTGCGAGGCAACGGCGCACTTGCCATCCTCAACGGGAAAGAAATCGTCAATGCCTACGCCGCCGGATACTGGCAGCGTGCGTTTTTCTACACGCAGGCCAAGTTCGAGGAGTCCAACGCTAAAGCTGCCGAGGCGGTTGAGTTAAACAATGCCGCAGCGAAAGCCGCCGAGGAGTTGAACAATGGCGACAACGTAGTACCTATCGCACCGTGAAAAAATACATCTTTGTCCGCTCGTATCAGAAAGACATAGGCTGGTTGCAGTATTGTCTTCGCTCAATTCAGAAGTTTGTCACGGGGCACGATGGAGTCGTCGTGACCGTGCCACACTCTGACGTTGAACTTTTCAAGTCGAGCGGCATTGATGTTGTAGGCGTGCCGGACTTCCAGCCTTCATACTTAGCTCAACAATCGTCTAAAATTCACGCCGACCTTTTCATTCGCGGCATCGCGCCAGAAGACTGGATTATTTACGTTGACAGCGATTGCGTCTTCACCGCGCCGTTTAATATCTCGCAACTATTTAACCAAGACGGTGCGCCTTACGCTTACTTCACACCTTACGAACACGTTGGCGATGCGAAAATTTGGCAGAAGTCAACCGAGGCGGCTTTGGAGTTTCGCTGCCATGACGAGACGATGCGGAAACACGGTGCGGTGTATAGTTGCGCTGAATTAGTCAAGTTTCGCAAATGGTTCCAAGCTCTACACAACGAAACCATTGATAATTATATTCGCGGCGTAAATCCGCTCATCGGGTTCAGCGAGTTTAACGTGCTCGGCAGTTGGCTGCGTCAACTGCACCGCGACTCCCGCGATTGGCGTGAGGCTGGTAATCACCCCGGCCACGGCACGCCCGGTGGCGACTTGCCTCCGCTCCCGCTCAAACAATTCTGGTCATGGGGCGGCGTTGACAAGGTGCGCGATGAAATTGAGAAAATCCTAGCATGAAAATCCTAGACACAGGCTTTGCTATCATCGAAACCGACACGCACATCAGCAAATGGGCGGAAGAAAGCGGTTGTCTAGGCCACGACCTTAACGCGCTGCCGAAAATCTTAGCCGAAATCAACCCCGGCGACTACGTTGTTGACGTTGGCGCGTTCATTGGCGACCACACTCTTCCATACGCGGAAAAGGTTGGCTCAACCGGGCGCGTGATTGCGATTGAGCCGAACCTAGAGGCATACGAGTGCCTGCTGCACAACTCTAAGCTGACGCGAAATGAGATTGTCTGCTATAACTTCGCGTTGTCTGACAAGCAAAGCAAGTGCTCGCTGAAAAAATCGCCCAACGCTGGCGCATCGCATCTCCGCGAAGACGAAAACGGCGAGATACCGACATACACGCTTGATGAATTGGTTGAAGGACTACACCGACTCGACTTTATTAAGGTTGATTGCGAGGGATACGAAGTCAAAATGCTCAACGGTGCGCGCAAGTGCATCGCTGAGCACCGCCCCGTCCTTTACATCGAGGTGAACGAAGGCGCACTCAACCGCCAGAACACATCCGGCGCAGAATTGTTTAAACTTATCGAGTCGCTTGGCTACCGAATCGTACCAACTGGCTCCGGCCCGCAGTACGACGTGTTTTGCTACCCGCTATGACACCCAAAGACAAAACGAAATCTAAAACAATCTCTGGCGGGCCATCAAGTCGCGGTAACATCACGCATGGCGTGCGCGCCCGTGAGGTCGGCGAGATGAAGTTTCGTGTTGAAGGCGGAAAACTCATCAGCCAGACTCAATTTTGCAAGGAAGCGAACGCCGCTGTTGACTATTTTTGGAGCAAGCGGCCACACTTGAAGAAAATGCCTGCACTGCTTTTTCAAAAGCAAAAAAAATAACATTGGATTTGTCACCAAGTGCTAGGGTCGCCGCCAGCAAACGCTAGTTGGTTCTCCATGCTCTTGCCTTTGTCGCCACCTTCGCGCTGCGAAACGATAGACTCGATGGTGGTAGCCGCAAATCCGCTCTTATCCTTGATGTTAAACGACTCGCCGTCTCGCAATTTTGGCCGCACCCCCATTTTCTCCTCTTGGATTTGAGTCCCCTTCGCCTTTGGCTGCAAATCTGGCGTGCCTAGTCTTGCTGAAAAAAGGGCAAGAGTTACCGCGTCTAGCTCGTCTGGCGAAGAACTTCCCGGCAATCGCCGTTTGTGCGCGTCTTTGCTCTCGACCGCAAGCCTTTTACCTTTCCCCTGCGTCAGTCCACCCTTGCGCGTTGAAATCTCGTTGAGCGTCCGCTGGCCGATGCCCTTGCCGTAGCGAATATATCCCAGCTCAAAGTATTTCGCCAGCGCGTAGCACAACTCCGTCGCCGTGTTCACATACATATCACGCGGCGTTCCGCTATCCTCGACTGCCACCTTGAGCAGACTTGGCTTGCGAGCGTAGTTTACTCCAATAACCGGCGCACCACCCGCGACCTCATGCAGTTGCTCTGGTTCGGCCCACTTCTGCCATTCCGCCGCCACGCCCATCTCCGTGTTCGTCTCCGTCCGCGACAGCCCCTTATCGTTCCATTGATGCACCAGCAAGTCGAACACGCCACTACTGCCCGTCATGTCAACGGCAACGTGTTCCGGCCTAACCGATGTATCACGCAACCGCCGCATAATGTCATCCGCCACCTCTTGCGTGTCGCCCTGCGCTAGCCTGATAACCGAGTCAAACTGCACCCGCCACCCCGGTTCACTCAGTTTGTATTCATGTCCGCTGTAATCTCGCCACGCCACGGCCAACCCGACACGAATAAACGCCATTGCTGGCGAGTCCCCGCCCATCCGTGCCACGTCCACGCCGCAATGTTCAATCGCGTTGTTCTCAAAAATCCATTCCCCTTCAGCCGCCGCCAGCCAGCGATGCGGTATCAGTGTGCTCATCGCCCCCTCTGGCGGGAAGAACCCGCGAACATACGTCCACCACAGCGGATGGTTCTCGTTCCCATCGCACATCGTCAACTGCTTCCGCACACCCGCCGCCGTAATCATGCCTTGAAACAAATCCTTCCCGCTCTTGACATTCTCCGTCTTGAGCGCATCCACGCGCACGCACCGCGCCCCCAGCTTCGCAATCCAGTCCTCCATGTCATCGTTCATCACCGACCACCCACCCACCGGCTTATTCTGTTCGCCATAGCGCGAATTGGGCAACGACGGATTAGCCGTAAGCGTAATCTGCCGCATCCGCCGTTTCCCGCCGTCGCCGTCATCGCTCCGTATCGAAAGTAAGATGTTACCCACGTCGTCAAACACCGCCGGAGAAACGTCCTGCGCCTCGTCAATCATTACGAACCGCGCCGTGCGATGCCCATACACCGGATGCACAATCGTTCGCGGCTTTTCGTGCGTGCCTTTCAACACCGACGACGATTCCTCGCCCGCCCGTATCAGATTTCGGAAAATGCCCCACCCCCCCATCTTATCCGTTGAAATTGTCTCGGCCTCCACCGACCCCGGCAGCTTCACACACGCCTGCCGATGCAAGTTCACGAAATCCGCAAACAGCTTTTTCAGCTTCTCATCATTCTTGCTTACCAAGTCAACCCTTGTCGCGTCAGGGTCGTGAACAAACTCCATAAAGTACCTAACACCAACGGAATAGCTTTTCCCGACGCCACCTCCCCCAAGCACGCTGACATAGCTGCCATCGTCCATCGCCCCCCAAATCTTACCCACCGCCCACGGCTCCGCGTCAAAAACGTGCTTAGGCCACAGTATCGTCGCCGCCCCCACCAAGTCCCGCCGCATCATCCGCGCCACAAAAGCCTGATAGACCACCTCTCTCGCCCGCAGTTGCTTCTTCCCCCGCGTCCCCTTCCGCACAAACTCCTCCACGTCATCGTCGCACTCCATCAGCAACCCCACCGCATCAGCCTCCTTTCCGGCGTCATAATTCTCCCGGCTCGCCAGCATCAGCCCGCACGCCTCCCTCAACTTCGCCATCTCACCGGCCCCCGGTCGCACCTTCGCCGTAATGCCGATGTCGAACGCGACACCGCCACCTCCCGCCAAATTGTTTGCACCGCCAGCCTCTAGGTTGCCCATTGCCGCCCATCCTAGCCCATTTACGGCCCCTATCAAGACTTTTCCATACCAACATAGCCACCCCCGCCCCCGCTATGGTACCAGCCCTCCATTTCGCCTAGCCGCCCAAGACCCCCGGTACCCCTCGCCACAAACCGCTTGACATGGTGCAGCCCCGTACTTGGTTCGCCATCAGTTCAGTTCGTGACGGCACTCACGCGCAATCCACTTTCAGGGGCGAAAGCCAATAAAAGTCCTGCTCACCGGGTGCCGCCGCGAGCAGGATTTTTTATGCCATCCTCTCACATTCACCAGCCCGCCGACGCCGCCGCCGAAAGCATCACCGTTACCACAAACGGCAATGACCTCCAACGCCGCGCCTCTCGCCACGGCAAAAAGCTCGCCCGCCTTTCCGCCAAATGGCGTGACCAGACCCGCGCTTTCCTTCACGGTCGCGCCTACTCACCGCCAATGTTTGACAAAAAACCCAATCGGTCTCTCTAATCCGCCCCACCAAACCTTCGACCACACTTTCATTTTCTTATAATCCAACCAGCGCACACCGGCCACTGCGCGATAACAACCGGAGTAACGACACCCAAACCTGAGAAGGGCTAGGCGGTCGAGTAGAGACACTACCAAGGCCAACGGTGCGCCCGTTGACTGGCTGGCCTGATACGCCTGTAATCCAAACCTTGGCAAATCTCGGTTGCGGGCCTTGACGAACTGTTAGACCAAGCCCGCCTAGAATTCGTTGCGCCCCCAAAGCGCGTGAATCGTGACACCTCCCCCCGCCCCGTGAACGACGCCAGCGGGTATTCACGCATCACCCTTCGATGGGTGAACTATGCCCTCGCGCATAGCTTCCCCATGAACACCACCCTATTTCACCCCACCACACCCTTTCACTAAACGGTTAAACCGCCAATAGACTGAAACCGCCGTAACCGCAGCATGGCGAAACAGCACCCATTTAACCCGCATCCCGCGCAGAATCGCAATACCGCACCGTAACCCAAAACCGTGCGTGTGGTATCTCACACGGAGGGGTAATGGCTGGGTTCCTATTATGGTACCACTCCCAGCCTATTAGGGGCTATACCCCCTAGGCCCGGTGGGGGTCACAACACTAGACGCACGGCGCACGCAAGCGACTACACACGCTTGCCCCTTCGACCCTACTCACGCTCATGCGAGCAAACGCCGGGGCAGTATCGGGGCAATCCGCTAAGATTGAAACAGTGTTCGGAAGCATGGCGCAAGGCTGGCGAGGTGAGCGGGCTAGCGAGCAACGCGGCGAACACGGCCGAGGTTGCGATGCTGGCGCGGCGCAACACACGCGGGAGCAATCGATTCGCACGCTCTAAGGTCGCACGGTGCGAGCATAGACGCAGGAGGCTCGACTATCGCAGCTAGGCGCAACGACGAGACGGCGCACGCTCACGGCTGGAGCGAAAAGGGCCAGCGCAACAACAGGGCCAGCCGACCACGCGGTGCAGCTAGACACGACGCCGACCAGCCAACGACAGGCGCGCCCTCACTCAGCCACGCCGACCAGACACGCGCCGACCAGCGAGCGCAACCGCACGGCTCAGCCCTACGCGCCGCCAGCGTTGCCACCTTGCGCGCCGCCTTGCGCCGCCCTCGCCGCCGCCCGCCGCGCCACGATCTCGCCCATACTCAGCACCGTCTCGCCGGCCTCGTGCGTCACCCGCGCGTCAATCGCCAACGCCGAACGTTGACCATAGGTCGCCGGGTCTATCCGCTCCGCGAACCATTGCAGATGCCCAATCGCCACCGCAGCACCGCGAGCCAACTCGCCACGCTCGCCCGGATTTGCCGCCGCAGCCTCAGCCAGCACTTGCGCGCGGTCGACCTTAGCTTGCGCCGCTTGCTTACGGGCACGCGCGACGTCCTCGGAGAAGGTAGGAAATTGGTGCTGCCAATCATAGAAGGTGCAGTCATCTACGCCGAGAGCTTCGGACACCTGCTCGACGTTGCGACCGGCGCGAACGAGACGAAGGGCAAGTTGATGTTTTTCGGGCGAGAGCGACGAGGGGCGACCGAGTTGCGCGACCTCAGCGGGCAGCGCGATTTCTAGAGACGGCGCGGCGTTGGACGGTTGAGACATTGCGCCTTAGTGTTCCACGTGGAACATTTCGTGCAAGATATTTTTCAGTTTGGCATGAGAGTTGCCTTGCGAGTTTGGCACGGTTTTTGCCGTAGCAGAAGGCGTGCCAACTAGCGAAAAGAAAGTTTCTTGATCTCACATTCTTTTATCGCCTAACGACGCTTAAGGTGATTGCCTGTTTACATCGAAAGGCACAACGCCGGACGAACCAACAACCAAACAAAACAACATGAACACACAAACTCCCACCGCCAGTTCACCCGCCCAGAATATTTACGAAGCAGGCTGGAAAGCCCGCGCCGCCGACGCGGAAGCCCGCCGAAACGCCGCCCCGCAATCCGCCACCGCAACGCCAGCGCACACGCCGACGCCGTGGCACGTTGATAATTGCCCGTCGGGTTTTATTTACATTAACGCTGGCAGTTGCAGAATAGCGCGCATTGAAGACCAAAAGTACATGACAGAGGAGCACGCTCAGGCCGATGCCGATTTCATCGTGACCGCCGTGAACTCGCACGCCGCGCTTGTGGCTCGCGTTGCTGAGTTAGAAGCCGCGCTGAAACAGATTGCCGAGTTGCGCGAGACTGCCGACGCGCGGGGCGACTTTCATCTGGCGCGAGGGATTGCCCGCGATGCGCTTGCTTCCGTTCAATCCTAACCCTCAACCACCACCACCAATGAAAACTCTCATGATCCAAACTTCACGCGGCCCTGTCCGCTTTCACTCTGTCGGCGCGCCGATTGTGGCAATTGAAACGACCGCCGCCAGAAAAGCCCGCGCCGCCGCCGTCCACCATATTTTCCTTGAGAAGCGCGATGCCCGCGCCCGCGAGATATACGGCAAGAGCTACAGCGAAATGCCCGACGACGGCCCGGAGCAGGATCATGTTATGCACCTGCTTTTAAACGAGTACGCCTAACCCCCCCCGCTTCTTCCCCCCACCCACCCGCCATGAAAACCGTAATGAACCTAGCTGAAATTATTGAAGAGCTTCCCATTGGGGAACTCACAAACACCGCCAATTCGCCGTTTTGGTATCGGCGCGATGGGGCTGACAAGTTTTCAAAACGCTACGAGCACGAGCGCGGGAAAGCTGGCGATATTTTCTATGACGGAAACAATGGCGACCGATGGATGGTTATAGCCATCAGAACAGATTACAAGCGCGCCATCGTTGAAAACAAAACGCAAGGCGGCGCAAAATTAGTTTTCTGGGCTTAATGCCAACGCATCAACGTAACCGCAACCCAATCAACCCAACGCAATCACATGAAAATCCAAACCGCCACATACATTATGCCCGACTCCAAGGGCCAGCCGCTCGCAGGCGTGCTGAACTACCGCAAAGCGCGCAGGCTGACGCCCGTGCTTGTCCAACGCAAGGTCGCCAAGACCTACGGGATCAACCCCAGACACGTCACCGACATTCGCATTGTAACGCTTTAACCCGCACAGCAACAACCCAACAACCGCCACCATGAACACCGACACACAAACGACCGACAGCAACACCAACGCGCACGCCATCGCCGATGCAAAGATTCAGCGCACGCGCTCGCCCAACTTAACGCGCGCCGTGTTGGCCGCGCTTGACGCGGGAGAATACACCAACACGACGCTGGCCGACATCTGCGCGCATGGCGTGGACGGCGGCTTTAACGGCTTTATTTACACCCGCGATACCGTGGCGTTTTTTGAAGTGAACCGCGCCGAGATCGTGAAGCTGGCCGAGGACATGGCCGACGAACTCGGGGAGAACGTGCTTGAGATGATCGCCGGGTTTGGTTGCTTGGCTGGCCGAGGCGATGCGAAGGCGCGCAAGGAATTTCTGCCCGCCGCTGGCCGGTGCATCTACGGCAGCGGCGGCGTGGACGAGGGCGACAACGACGTTGCCAACGCGCTGGCGTGGTTCGCCGCCGAGGAAGTCGCGCGGGAGCTTTGCCCAGACGCCTAATTTCCCCCTCCACCACAACCAACACCACCCACCACCATGAAAACCTCACAAACAAAAGTCATCTTCCGCCGCTTTCACAATGGCGAAGTCATCGCCCTTTTCCCGCAACTCGCCGGGACGATGGACGCATTTACATGCCTCAGCTATCAGACCATTGGGCAACACGGCTCGGCAAGCGTGGATTTGACGCATTGCACGCGCTTGGCGAAGGCGGACGAATACGCCGAGCTTTCCGCCGAGCTTCGCCGTCTGGGTTACGATTTGCACGTTGCGCGCCGGTTCACGTCCGCCGACCTCGCCGAACGCCGGACGCAAATCACGCCAAGCGCGCCCATTACCTAAGCCGCCACCCTTTGACCGCACTCAAACCAAATATGACCACCATGAACACAGACACACAAACGAACACCCCGCAACCAGAACGCGCCCGCCACGTCATGCCACCAAGCGTGCGAGCCGAGGCATCCGAATACTTCGCGACACGCGGAGAAGGGCAAGCCGCCACCGCAACGCCCGCGCACACGCCAACGCCGTGGCAGGCCAGCAACTACCAAGCCGGCGCCGTGCGAGTTTGCACGCTGAAAACAATCGTTGCCACGATTTATGCCGCGTCAGCGCGTCAGCAGGAAATCGCGGAGGCCAACGCCGCTTTCATCGTGCAAGCGTGCAACTCGCACGCCGCACTAGTCGCCCGAGTCGCCGATCTGGAGGCCGCGATTCAATGGGCGATTGATCACACTGGCCCACATAAGCAGCTTTTGCGCGTAGTCGGCAAAAACACATTTCCCGCGCTGGCGGTAGGAGGTGCCAAATGAGCGCGCCAGCATACACGCCGCGAATCGGCGACACTTTCACGAACGGCGCAAACGTGGCGCGGGTCACGATGATGAGCGGAGGTGAAAGCGGTCACGTCGTTGCGCTTATTAATGGGCGCGAGGTCACAATGGATCTGGCGAAGTTTGTCGCGCTCGCCGCAAAAACGCTTGCGAACGGCGCGAAGTTGACCAACACGGAGGGCGCAAAATGAGCCTTTTCGACGTTGTTGATTTTGGCCCGGAGGATGTTCGCGCCGTTGTTAGCAATTCCGGCAGCGTGCCGCGTTGCGTCGTTTTTTCCGTTCTCACATCACAGACTTGCGGGGAACCGTGCTGGCACGCAAAAGAGGAGGTTTGCCGTTGCTCATGCGGCGGGAAAAATCATGGATGCCTTTTGATTCCCGGCGGCACAAAGCCAGAACGCACGGCAAAAATTGACGGCGTGCCCTATCGTTTGCTCGCGGTCGGCGAGCGCAAAGACCTTGTCGCGGCAGTTGATAAGCTAAACCGTCAGGCATGGAAACACGTCGGAGAACCAGAGTTGATTGCCGACAATTCCGGCGTGCACGGCACTTGGAAAATGACACAAACTGAACGGCTGGCACTTGCGGAAAAGTTAAGAGCGGAAGGGAAGTCTATTCGTTGGAGTCAATACCGTTATACATGGACAGAAACGGACGCCGGAGCACCCGGCAGACTGAAAAACGCGACGGCGGCACAGCTTGCAGGCTGGGAAGAATTGAAGGGCTGGCGGCAATGGGCGGCAGACCACCGTTGGGATCGGGTTTGCCTTGCTTGGCAGCGGATGGAGATGCCAGCAGCGCCGATTGGGTTGATCGTGGACAAGGAGACCGGCCTGCCGCTGGCGAACCAGTTGCCCGAGCAGCCCGAGGAAGCGGCGGCACGGCGCGCAATATGGGCGGCGGAACGCGCCGAAACCACACAGGAGGCAGTGACCAAGTGAGCACCTGCCGGCGCTTGCCGAAAGGCGAGCGCGAGCAAATGCCCGACTTACCGAGCAGAGGCGGAAACCCGCCACGACAGACAAAGGCGGATCAGCCTCAAAACGATAACCACCATGAGCACACAAAAAGCAAAGTTTCAACTATTCCAACGCCTGCAAAATATGGGCTTCACCTACGAGGAGGCGGCGCAACTTCGCCGGATTGAGATGACCTTGCAACGCTGGGCGGAAACTGAGTGTGGCAATAGTAACGACTGGGGCGCATGGGGAATCGAGCGCGACGAGACGACCGGCAAGCCCTTTATGGTTCGCCACACCTACCGTCACGGAAAAGGCGAGAATAGTGTGAGCCGCTACGCCGTTGCCGACCGTGAGATGGGTGCACTCCGGAGGCTGGATGCAATCATGGCGAAGCACCCCGACCTGCGCGCATACCACCAAAGCGACCCGCGCGGCTGCGCGCTTTACGTCATGCGCTACGCCGACTTGTGGCAGGACGGAAAGCCGCTGGACATTGATGCTAATTACACGCGCGGCCTTGCTGTTGCCGCCTAACCTCTACCCTTAAAATCCCACCCATGAAAACCCAAAACAGACTCACCCAAACCGCGAGCGAGCTTGACCTCGACTTGCGCGCGGCGGCAATCAGCGCGGAGTGCTGCGTTGTGAAGCTACGCGAAGCCCTTGCAGACCTCCCTCCAGACGGCGGCACTGTTGCCAACCTCACGGCGGCGCAAATCCTCGCCCATATCGCCACGGCTGCGAAGCTGGCGGCGGACATCCGGGCGGTAATCGGGACGGAGGGCGGACAATGAACGCCGCCGACCTTAAGCCCACGCTAGAGCGCACGCTAGGCGTTCCGATCAAGCGTTGCCGCATGGGTGTTGGCTCCATGCGCCAATTCGTTTTCGTGTGCGTTGCCGCGCCATTCCCCGCGCTCCCGGCGTCGGCGGATGAAAAAGCCCGCCAGCGGCAATGGTTCGCGGAACGTCTCGGCTTTTCGCCCTTTTGCACGTCGCGCTATGGTGGCAACCTAGACGCCAACATCAGCCTTGACCGCTTGCTTGCGACCAAGGAGGCCACGCCATGACCACCCAAGAGCTTTTGACCGGCGCACCCGTCTGGATTCGCCAATGCTACGCGCGCCGCAACCACCCACGCGACGGCGCGATTGCCCGCGCAGCTTGCCGAGCATGGATTCGAGACCTACGCGCAGCACGCGCACAATTTAGCAGCTAACCACAAAACCACAACCGCGCACGGGCGCAAAAAAACATACACACCATGAAGACCATCATCAATTCCAACGGCTCGCGCTGGGCTGGCGCAGAGCCTTTGCCGATTTCTGAACTACTGGCGATGCTGGCAGTTGAGCCGCTAGACCCGCGCTTTGAGCGTTACGGAGATTTCGTGACGGCAGACCCCGAGAGCGCAAAGACTGGCAAGCCGCTTTACGAGCGCGGATCCGTAATGTTTTGGGGCAACTTTTTGCACGTCTCCCACGTTTTCGACATTGTGACGACAGACGTGGGCGAAATTGCGGCATTGACAAGCGCAATTCGGGCGAACCAAAAGAGCCAAGCGTATTTACTAGCGAAAGGTAAAGCGCGCCAGAAAGCCGCATGATTTCAGCCTAACAACCACAACCAAAACAACAGAAACGATGAAAACGAACCACGAAATCAGCAAGGTTGATTTCAGAAACCAACCAGCGGCAAACAACGCATTTATCGGCGCGCAGTACAAGCTCGACGAGGTTATTGCCGCGCTTTCAGAAATCAGGGCGAAAATGACGCCATGCGAAGGATGGGCGCACGCCGAAGGGCTTTGCCATGATGTCAATTCGCTTGTCGCGCAAACCAACCAGATGCGCTATTTGACGAAAAACGGCAAGGAGGGCAACGCATGAACCCGCCAATCCTAGCCCAAACGCACGCAAAACCAGACGCACCCGCCGTCTCTACCCCAGCCGAGCCGCAAAACGCGCCAGAATTGACGCAATCGGCCAAGGAAACGGCAAGCGCGGAACAAATCGCGGGCCAATTCCGCGCCGGACGAGTTCGGATGAACATTTCGGTCAATGAAGCGACCAAGGCTTGGCTACTGGCCACCGCTGGCGGTGAGCGCAAGGTCGGGCGGTATTTGGACGAGCGGGCGACGACGGAGGACGACAAATGACCACCCTCCGCGCACTTGCCCGCCGCCTGCTGCGGCTCTACGTTCCGCCCACGCTTGCTGACTTCGGTTGGCTCGCGCTCTGGGTTGGCTTCTCGTTTCTTGCGGCATGGATTTGCCTAAATTGGATAACTTGACTGACAACTTGACTGACACTTTCGCGGCGTGCTCTGTGGCGCGCTTGTGGCGAGCGGCTAGGTCTCGCGTGAAATAGGCTAGTGCCGATGCGCCGGGGCGTCGGTTTGCGGATGACCCGCCCTAAAAACCTAGTACCCGGCAATTTCTTTCGCATCGTCCGCCCGCGCAGCCGCACGACCGGCGCGGAGTGCCGCGTAAATCTCGCGGCTCAGTGGCTCGCCATGCGCCCGCGCATACGCGCCGTGCCACGCATCGTCGTAACCGTCGCAATAGGCCGCGTAGGCCATGCGGTGCGCGTCCTGCGGCGTTGTAAGCGTGCTGTGGCTCATCTCAGCGGAGTCGCGTGATCTTGAAAACGCACTCATTGCGCGGCACGTTTCGCCCGCGCATCTGGTTTTCTTGGCGCAAATAAATGCGGTGACGATGGGCAATGCTGTTTAGATTTGTCGCGGCTTTTTGTCCGGTCACAAAAAACGACTCGCCAATTTTCAGCGCGTACACCCATTCCTTTACGCTACCCCATTTTGCTCGCTTTTTCATGTCTTAAAATACCGGATGCCGTATTGCCCAGCCCGGTCGTGGAATTGCCCGCTCTCGGCATGGAGCCAGAGCGAAAGTTGAGGAAGCTCGCCCGTCTCGCGCTGCTTCCATAGTTTCAAGCCGCCATCGGGTAGCGAATTTGCGTTGACTCGCTGCTCGGCGGTTACTGCACCGGCCAAGGCTTCCGTTTTCTTGTAGTTACGCCAAACGGAAAAGCCGTTGAAAGCGGCGTCGGTTAATGCGGCACCGCCGCGCACGTCGAACTTCCCCGGCGTTCCACTCTCGTCCTCCTTCTTGCGCGAGTGACAAACGAGGTATAAGTGGCAATCGTATTTCTCGGCAAAAATCTTACACTCCTCCGCGAACCGCTTTTGCCCGTTGTAATCATCCTCCGCGAACCCGCAGAAAAGGAGCGAGTCAACGACAAACCTTTTCACGCCATACCGCCGCGCAGCATAGGCAAACGCCTCGAAAATCTTAGACGGCGGCGCGCTTCCGCCATTATCAAAAATCCACACCTTGCCGTCCATCCAAGAAAAAGCGTCTCTGATTGGCTTATGGTCTTTGGGTGTCATCCCAAGCAACTGCTTCGCTAAAATCCAAAGCGTTTTACGAGGCTTGATTTCAAGCGATGCAATACAGGCGTTTTGCCCTTCCGCCAAATCAGCCGCAATAAAATGCGACCAGCAAAGCGATTTGCCCGCGCCGGAAAATCCGGTCACAATAGTAAGTTCACCGTCACGGATGCGAAAAGGTATATTCCAAGGGCATTGCGTGCCAGCCGGATTTGACACGGCGGAAAACTCATGCGCCAAAACTTCCTCCGTAAAACGAGATGCCGCCTTGAGTGTGTCAGGGTCAAACCCACTCGCCGCCGCCATGCAAGCGCGGAATCCTTGCGCGTCTAAGCCGTCTTGCAGCGCGTCGTTTGCGTCTTTGTATGGGTCGGGCATTCGCACGCGCCAGCAACGCTCTTTTCCAAGGCGCAATGCCACGGCTTCAACCGCCTTTTGCCCTGCCGCGTCCATGTCGAAACAAAGGTTGATGCGGTCAAACCGTGCGAGGTCTTCCCAATCATGGTCAATCCATGCGTGCGCCTCTACGCCACGGGGTAATGAAAGCGCGTTGATGTTCCATGCAGCCAACGTCAGCGCGTCAATTTCACCCTCGCAGATTGTGACTTCGCGGGCGTTCTCGTCTATGCCGCGCCAGCCGAAAAGCCTGTCTTCGCTATCGGCGGAAGACCAAATCGTTTTCTTTCCTCCGTCCTCGCGTTTCAGCGCAAGGTATTTCAAGCAGACCGTCTCGCCGCGTGGATTGGTAATCGGGAAGACGATGCTTGGCCCGTGCTTTGGACTGTCGAACTGCTTGACGCCATAGCGGTCTAAGACTGGCAACGCCAATTTGCGCTCTCCGATAAGGTATTGCCCGACCGAGCCTCCGCTTTGCAATGGCTCAATACCGGCCAAAGCGGGCCGCTTGAAGACCTTTGGCGGAGCAGGGGGACGGGATAGCGCGGGGGGCTTATCCGCGATGCCTAGCCAATCCAACGCTTGCTTGCACGCTTCGCTTAGTTTAAGCCCGCGAGCGCGACACCATAGGCCGATGAAATCGCCGGAGTCATCAGCATCCCCGGCAAAATCTTTCCACATTCCGCCCTCGCCGCCATTAGGCTTGATGCTTAGGCTGTTTCCAGCCTCGCCGTTGATTGAGCCGAGAAGCCAAGCCGATCCGTTCTTTTTCGCGTTAGGGAAAAGATACGGTACAAGCTCGTCGCCACGGGAAGCGAGTAATTTGCTGATTTCTGTGGCGGTCATTGGCGTGCGTTATAGACTGGCGTTGAGATGGGCAAGGGGCTTTGGAATTGCTTTAACGCGGCTAGGCTTTCGGCGTAAGCGCGGTCGAAGTCGGAAGTTGAGTTTTTGGCAACATCGCCCGGTTTAGGCTCAAACAACCCTTGCCAGTTATTGCGGATACTTGCTTCAATGGCGGAAATAGCCGCCGCCTCGCCCCATTTCTTGAACTGCTTGAACTGCGAAAAAATGCCTTGATTTGTGTATTTCAGCTTACGCGTTTTGCGGTAATCAAGCCAGCCATCCCACGCGGTCTTGAAAGCATCAGACTCAAAAGGGAAAACAGGTGGCGGAGCAACCGCCGCCGCTCCTTTCCTTTCCTCTTCCCTTCCCTTCCTATCCAGACAGGATGAGTCTTGGAGTACTCTTTGAGTATTCTTGGAGGCTTCTTCGAATGACGCAAGTTGTTCAATCTCAGAGTCTGTTGGCTTGTCTATGCGCTGATGTTTTCGGAATGAAATGATATGACCAACATCCCTCCCGTCGGCGGTCTTTCCAAGCCTCAAATAGCCTTCATCGGATAGCTGCGCGAGCGTTCCAAGAATCCTCTTGGAGTCCTCCTCGAACGGGAAAAGAGCACCGCGAATCATCTTTGGATTAGCCCAAAAATAACCGCTGTCGTCAGCGTAGTTGAGTAGCGCGAGCGCAACCAATCGCGTGAAATCGGGAAGCACGGACATTTTTTCGTTTGTCCAAAAAGTAGGCTTTACGGTTCGTATTCTCATGGGGATTTGGTTTGGTTTGTTTGTTTCCATGTTTGGCGCGTCCAAATCTCGCCGATAGCTAGGTCTATCTCGTAAAGCGCGGAACCGGGTATCTTGCCGTGTATCGCAATCTCTGTCAGCATCAGCGCGATTCTATCCATTGCCAGATTGTCCGCGCCTAGGCGTCGAAACGAAGCAACGATGTTCCAGTCGCTTTGAGTCTTGAAACGCTCCTCATCTAAGTGATGAGGCTCGCAAAGCGTGATAAGCGACCACTCAGGGTATTCCCAAGGTGCAAGGCCTTTCTCGTAATAAAGGTGGTGGACGTTCAGCGTCTCGTTTTCGTTACCGCAACGAAGGCAGCGGAACTTATCGCGTTCCATAATTTCCAAGCGGCGTCTTTGCCACTTTGGTGAACGAAGCATTTTTGCGTATGTCATAAAAAACAAATCCCTCGCCGTCCACGCAAGCAGGCCAGTCGGCCCGTTGAAACCGCCCCGCGCATCGAGGCACCCGCCGGACGGCGAGGGAAAACTGAGAAGGAGACTAGATGCGCGGTCATAGGAGTTAATGTCAAGCGCGAGGTTTCATTTCGCGTCCGACGAGGACAAACACTGCCGCGCAATTTCGCGGTGTCAACTGAAAAGATGGAGCGGCGGCTCAGGTCACTCTTGCCGAAATTTCCCAGCAAGCCCTCAATGACCGTCGCTAAGATTTTCCGGCAACCCGCGTTCCTTGGCCGAACGTATCCGATCACGGTCAACACTGCTGGCAGTTGTAGCGGGCGAGTGAGGTGATACTGCGTAGTGAGACCCGCAAAGGTCATTTTCACAACGGAGCCAGCCGTCTCAGGAATTGCGCCCTGCCGGGAAAGTGAAAGAACTTGCGCCTACTCTCGCGGTGACCCATTGGGAAATCCGCTACCATCGGCGACTTGATGCTAGCAGCAAACGAAAGCCCGCCGCGCACCGCAAGCCTTTTCGGTTTCAGCTTCCGTGCCAAGTCGCGCCATGCAAAGAGCGTGCCAATCGCGGAATTATTAGCCACACGCACAAACATTTTCCTTCCGATTTTTCTCGCAACGTGCAAACAAGCCGGATTGACTCGCCGCGTTCAATCAACCCAACCAACACCATATCCATGAAAGCATCTCTCCAAAACCTAGGTCTGTCCGACCTGTTCTTTAACCATCGCAACGACAACTACGACGCGCTTTTCGGTAATCCCGACTGTGCGCCGAGCGAAGATGAAATCCGAGCCGCCCTGTTGCTCGATGCCAAGGATTTTTGCGAACAACTCAATTGCGCCTTCGGGGTGATCCAAGAACCGACTGAACTAGTTGAGGACTTCATGGGCCGCGTGTGAAAAACCAACTATGACACTAGCCGAACATCAATCAAACGCGGGCCGCGCACGCTGGGCAAACGTGCCTAGCGCGAAACGCAAAGCGGCGATGCACCGGGTTGCAAAATACTCGGTCGCAGCGCGCAAACGGAAGGCGAAACAAACCACATGACAAGCGACTATCAAACATCCGCTCGCGCTGCATTAGCGGTCGCGTACCCGCCAGAGCAAGGGCTAAAAGGCGCAGCCACGACGTTGCGCGACCTGTGCCAGTCAGCGTATCGCAACCCGCGTTTTGCATCGCTTGGATTCGCTGGGCGGCTCTGCGTTGATCGCAATTTCGAGGTCGCTATCCCATACGGCAACGGCAACGCCGCCGCACGTCGCAAGAAGCAGCTAGAGATTGAGCGCAACAAACGCGCCGTGATTGAGGCAGCAGCCGACGACGCCACAAACCCGCAACGGTTCTATCCCTATACTATGCTTTTCCCGATCAGCACGCGACTGCCGCAGCCGCTGATTGACCTAGACAGCAGCCGCTAAACTTTCCAACCCATGAAAACCGAAACCACACTCGAAATCGCGCCGACTGAAAAGCCCGTCGCGTCCGCAATCACCGTAATCCAGCAGGCACTCGCAAGCGGTGCCACGCCCGAAACGCTAGGCAAGCTACTAGACGTTCGCCGAGACTGGGAGGCTGACGAAGCGCGCAAGGCGTTTAACATCGCCATTGCCGAGTTTCAGTCTCGCGCTCCTATTATTGAAAAGGGCGACACGGCGCACAATAAGCAGTATGCGCGCATGGATAGAATCTGGCGCGCAATCCGGCCTATTACGTCAACGCTTGGCCTTAGCGTGACTTGGCAAACGTGCGAGGCGCGAGCTGGCGACATTTGCCACGTTGAGGGCGCGCTAGGGCATAAGGACGGGCACTCCGTCAAACTGTCAATGGACGTGCCTATCCCGGCGATGATACCCGGCCAGAACCGAGCGCAACAGATGGGCAGCGCATTCACCTACGCGCAGCGGTACGCCTTTTGTGCCGCGCTCGGCATCGTGACCGGCGATGATGACGACGGCCATGCGGCGGGCGGCGGTTTCGCTGGCGAGGCGCAAGTCAATCAGATTGCCGAGCTAGTGGACGCGTGCCGAGGCTTG